GTGAATTATCACGTTATGAATTTTCGACTTGTGAATTTTCAGCGTTGCCTGTGGATAACTCTGTGGATAACTTTTTATCAAGGTAGGCTATAAACTCGTCTGTCATTGGTATGTCTGACACACAGATAAAGATTTCAAAACCTTTTTTATAACCTTTGCTCTTTCTAAAAAGTGCTGCATACTTCTTGTGTTTTAACTCCCTGAACGCTGCTCGGTGTGAGCTCGCTCCGTTTGTCGAACGTTTTTCAAGCTCCGTCAGGTATATCCGCCAGTCGCTCTTATTTGATAAGATTTCAGCAAGTAGCCCTTTTGCTTGTAAGCTCAAGCTAGTATCTTGGAGAAATCTGTTATTCATGCTTGTATAATTTTCATCAGTATTAGTGAAAGATATACTTCATTCGGTTATGCTCCTTTCTGGTAGATGCTTGCAACGATATCGTAGTAGCTATGCCCTGCCGGTATCGTGTACTTGGTTAGATCATCAACTCTGGAACCGTCCGCCATAATGTTGATTATGGTTGGTTCCCATTTTTTTCGTTTCATGTTATAATTACCTTTGAATTATTTACCATAGCGGCTGACTCTGGCAGGGG